GAAACTTACAGAATGAGATTTTACACGAACGTCCAAATGGTCGGGGATCACTTCTTGGTCCGTGGTTATGAAAATGGTCAACATTTCATGACTCGGGAGAAGTTTTACCCGACTCTTTTTGTTGCTTCTAACAAGAAAACAAAATACAAAACCCTTGATGGTGATTATGTTGAATCTGTTGATCCTGGAACTGTTCGTGATTGTCGTGAATTTATCAAACGATATGATGGTGTAGATAACTTCAAGATCTATGGAAATGAAAGATATATCTATCAGTATATTTCTGAAAAGTATCCTGAAGATGAAATAAAGTTTGATACTTCTAAGATCAAAATTTCTACAATTGATATTGAGGTTAAATCAGAAAATGGATTCCCAGATGTTGAATCTGCAGCAGAAGAAGTCCTTCTCATTACTGTGCAGGACTACACTACCAAACAAATTCGTACCTGGGGTCAAGGACCCTTCAATAACAAACAGCAAAACGTCATCTATAAAGGTTTCAGGACTGAGTACGAACTTCTGAATGACTTCATTAACTGGTGGATGATTGAGGAGAATACTCCTGAAGTGCTGACTGGTTGGAATAGTGAATTGTATGATATGCCGTACCTAGTGCGTCGTATTGATAGGATTCTAGGTGAAAAGTTGATGAAACGTATTTCGCCTTGGGGACTTGTCACAGAAAAAGAAACATTTATTGCAGGTCGTAAACATATTTCATATGATGTTGGTGGTATCACACAACTTGATTACCTCAATCTTTATAAGAAATTTACATATAAAGCACAAGAATCCTATCGTCTAGATTATATTGCTAGTGTGGAACTTGGGCAAAAGAAACTAGATCACTCCGAGTTTGATACATTTAAGGATTTCTACACAAATGGATGGCAAAAATTTGTAGAATATAATATAATAGACGTGGAACTTGTTGACCGTATGGAAGACAAGATGAAACTGATTGAATTGGCAATCGTTATGGCATATGATGCTAAAGCGAATTATGCTGATGTATTCTCTCAGGTTCGTATGTGGGATACTATTATCTACAATTATCTTAAGAAAAGGAATATTGTAATCCCACCTATTGTTCGTTCTGACAAAGATTCTAAGTACGCTGGGGCATATGTCAAAGAACCGATTCCAGGAAAGTATGATTGGGTGGTTAGTTTTGACCTTAATAGTCTGTATCCTCACCTCATTATGCAGTACAATATTTCGCCAGAAACACTCCTTGATGAACGGCACCCATCGGCTACAGTTGACAGAATTCTTGAGGAAGAGATAAATTTTGAACTGTATAAGGATAATGCTGTTTGTGCTAACGGTTCAATGTATCGTAAGGACAAGCGTGGATTCCTTCCTGAGTTGATGGATAAGATCTACAAGGATCGAACTATCTACAAAAAGAAGATGCTTCAGGCAAAGCAGGATTATGAAAAAACTCCAACTAAGGCACTGGAGAAAGAGATTGCGCGATGCAATAACATTCAGATGGCTCGCAAGATTCAACTCAACTCTGCATATGGTGCTATTGGTAATCAGTATTTTAGGTACTATAAACTGGCCAATGCGGAGGCGATTACGCTTTCTGGTCAAGTCTCTATCCGTTGGATTGAGAACAAGATGAATAAAAAGATCAATAAGATTTTAAAAACAAATGATGTTGATTATGTTATTGCTTCTGATACCGATTCCATTTATCTTAATTTGGGTCCTTTGGTTGAAAGTGTATACAAGGGAAGAGAGAAAACTACTGAAGGCGTTGTCACGTTCCTTAATAAGGTGTGTGAAATGGAACTTGAAAAGTATATTGACCGTTGTTACCAAGAACTCGCGGATTACGTAAACGCTTATGATCAAAAGATGTTCATGAAGCGTGAGAACATCGCTGAACGTGGTATCTGGACCGCGAAGAAGAGATACATTCTCAATGTATGGGACAGTGAAGGTGTTCGTTATGAAGAACCTAAACTGAAGATGATGGGTATTGAAGCAGTCAAATCATCAACTCCTGCACCTTGTCGGACGATGATTAAAGAAGGTCTCAAACTGATGATGAACGGCACTGAAGATGATGTCATTAAGTATATTGATAAGTGTCGTGCAGATTTCAAGAAACTTCCACCTGAAGAAATTGCTTTCCCCAGATCAGTATCGGATGTGGTAAAATACCGTTCCCACTCAGACATCTATGTAAAGGGAACTCCTATTCATTGCCGTGGTGCTTTACTTTTTAATCATTACATTAAGGAGAAAAAACTGACTAATAAATATTCACTCATCAATAACGGGGAGAAAATCAAATTTCTCTATTTGAAGAAACCCAATATTATTCGGGAGAATGTTATTTCATTCATCCAGGATTTTCCACGGGAACTAGACCTTGACAAGTATGTGGACTATGACCTACAATTTGAAAAGAGTTTTGTCGAACCTCTCAAGGCAATCCTTGATGCAATTGGGTGGAATGTAGAAAAAACTGTAAACTTGGAACTATTTTTTGGCTAAATGGAACTGCCTATCAACGACAAAGAACTCGAAACTATCATTAGTGCTCTTCGCTTAGGTGGTGACACTGCACTATATCAAAAACTTTGGTCGTATAAAATTAACTATCGCCCCAAAATTGTTAATGGAAAAAATTGAAATTGCACCTAGAATTTTATTAAAATTTTCACTAGATTCCAAACTTCTTGATGAAACTTGCAATCTAATTAAAACACAAGAAAAATTTTTCCGTTGCGGAACTAATCAACGTACTGTAGATTCCTTTATTTTAAGGAAAAAACAATACAAAAAACTTACTAAATGGATTAGTAACTGTTTAGAGGAAGTAAGAAAATCACATAACTTTCAATGTGATTCATTAAAAATAACCCAATCGTGGGCAAATGCAAGTTCTTTTGGACAAGCACATCATGCTCATATACATCCAAATTCAATATTAAGTGGGATTATCTATCTTACAGAATCGGATGGACCAACTGTATTTGGATTTAACAATGATTTGTTTTTCATGTGTGATGATCAGATAGAACAGAGAATAAAAATTTCTTACGAACCTAAAGAAAGTGTCACACTATATGAGCACAAAGTAGTTCCAGGTGATATGATATTATTTCCTTCTAATTATAGACATAATACAGGTCCACATATGTTGAATGATGGATCTAATAGGATAACTATATCCTTTAATGTATTTCCTAGTGGTAAAATTGGTATGTTTGAAGATTTATCTGGACTTGAAATTGAGGTAAAGTAATGGATTTTTTAAATGAAATTGTAAAAGAAATTGGTGATGACTACACAAAACTCGCATCCGATATTGACGACACTGAAAGTTATGTTGATACGGGTTCGTACATTTTTAACGCACTTGTTTCAGGGTCTATATTTGGTGGTGTATCTGGGAATAAGATTACTGCCATTGCTGGGGAGTCTAGCACTGGAAAAACTTTTTTCTCTCTTGCTGTCGTCAAGAACTTCCTTGATTCTAACCCTGATGGTTATTGTCTATATTTTGACACTGAAGCAGCTGTTAACAAGTCTCTTCTCGCAAGTCGTGGGTTAGATCTTAATCGTGTAGTTGTTGTTAATGTTGTAACTGTTGAAGAGTTTCGTAGTAAGGCACTCAAGGCAGTAGACCTTTATATGAAAAAGTCCGCAGAGGACCGCAAACCATGCATGTTTGTGCTAGACTCACTGGGGATGCTATCCACTGAGAAAGAGATCACTGATGCGCTTAACGACAAGCAAGTTCGGGATATGACAAAATCCCAACTTATCAAAGGAGCGTTCAGAATGCTTACACTCAAGTTGGGTCAAGCAAACATTCCTATGATTGTTACCAACCACACTTATGATGTCATCGGTGCTTACGTTCCAACTAAAGAAATGGGGGGAGGTAGTGGACTCAAGTACGCTGCTTCTACAATCATCCATCTCAGCAAAAAGAAAGAGAAGGATGGAACGGAAATCGTTGGAAATCTTATCAAGGCAAAGACTGCTAAGTCGCGTTTAAGTAAGGAGAATCAAGATGTTACGGTGCGTCTTTATTACGATGAGCGTGGTCTTGATCGATATTTTGGTCTTCTTGAACTCGGTGAGATTGGCGGACTTTGGAAAAACGTTGCTGGTAGATATGAGATAGATGGGAAGAAGGTATACGCGAAAGCAATCCTGAAAGACCCAGATTCTTACTTCACCCCTGAAGTGATGGAAAAATTAGACTTAATTGCACAACAGACCTATTCTTATGGAGCGAATTGAGACAACTATTCTGCGAAATCTTGTTTTCAATGAAGAGTATTCTCGTAAAGTAATTCCTTTCATTCAACCTGATTATTTTGAACAGAGAACTGAAAAGATTATCTTTCAGGAGATTACTCAGTTCATTGTGAAGTATGGTGCTGCTATCACAACAGAAGCACTTGCTATTGAACTAGAAAACCGCACTGACCTTTCTGAAACTGAGGTCAAAGAATCCCGTGAGATTACTTCTAATCTTACAGATGCTCCCGTAGAGCATAATTGGTTATTGGATACTACTGAAAAGTGGTGTCGTGATCGTGCCATTTATTTGGCATTGATGGAATCCATTGGCATTGCTGATGGTGGAGATAAAGAAAAGAACCGTGATGCTATCCCTTCAATTTTGTCGGATGCTCTTGCGGTTTCTTTTGACAACCATATCGGTCACAACTACTTAGAAGATTATAAAGAAAGATATGAGTCTTATCACCGGAAAGAAGATCGCATTCCATTTGATCTCGAATATTTCAACAAGATTACAAAAGGTGGTCTTCCTAACAAGACTCTTAATGTCGCTCTTGCTGGGACAGGTGTTGGTAAGTCTCTTTTCATGTGTCATATGGCTAGCTCCGTTTTGCTTAACGGACGTAACGTGCTTTACATTACAATGGAGATGGCAGAGGAGAAAATTGCTGAACGTATTGACGCAAACCTCCTCAATGTCCCTATTCAAGATTTGGTAGAACTTCCTAAATCTTCTTTTGAAAACAAAGTAACCAATCTTACTAAGAAAACTCAGGGGCAACTTATAATTAAAGAGTATCCTACTGCGAGCGCACACAGTGGACATTTTAAGGCACTTCTTAATGAACTTTCACTTAAGAAGTCTTTTAAACCTGATATCATATTTGTGGATTATCTCAATATTTGTGCCTCGTCACGTTACAAAGGATCTGCCAATATTAATTCCTATACTCTTGTTAAGTCGATTGCAGAGGAACTTAGAGGATTGGCTGTCGAAGCCGAGGTCCCTATCGTATCTGCCACCCAGACCACTCGTTCTGGTTATGGTAGCTCTGATGTTGACCTTACTGATACTTCAGAGTCCTTTGGTCTCCCTGCTACTGCTGATCTTATGTTTGCCCTTATTAGCACGGAAGAACTGGAACAGTTGGGACAGATTATGGTGAAACAATTAAAGAATCGCTATAACGATCCAACAATATTTAAACGATTTATTGTTGGTATTGATCGTGCTAAGATGCGATTGTATGATTGCGAACAAACGGCACAAGAGGATATACTTGACTCTGGGAGAGAAGAGGAGTATAATTACGAGGAAGAAAAGAAACCTAAAAAATCATTCGACGGATTTAAATTCTAATGACTAAGCAAGTTGATTTTGAACGATATGAAAGATTCGTAGATGCTGTTACTTCAGATGCATCTACAGATTTTCTTGCCCTTTCCGATCGTCTAGTTGAACTAGATGAGAAGGGCGCTAATATTGAACGTCTCCTGACTGCCGGTGTTGGTATTAATGCTGAAGGTGGTGAGTTTCTTGAGATTATCAAGAAAATGATCTTCCAAGGCAAACCCTGGGATACTCACAACAAGGAACATCTTATTATTGAACTTGGTGATTTGATGTGGTATGTAGCGCAAGCATGTATGGCGCTGGGAGTTCCTTTTGATGAAGTTGTTGCTCGCAATGTCAAAAAACTTGAAAAGCGTTATCCTGGTGGACAGTTTGATGTATACTATTCTGAAAACCGTGAGGTTGACGACCTGTGATCAATCTTGAATTAGATAGACGTGACGCAATTGTTTTGCGTCATCATCTGTTCTTGTATACAAAGGACCACCCTGGTTTTTTCTCTGATGAAGGTATCCTTAAAATCAGAGAGATTTCACATCAGATAGACAAACAACTTGAGAGTGAATCATGAAAGATTTTAAAATCCCTTTTGCTATTGTATCTTTCCTGTTGGTTCAGGGCGCAGGTGCAGTATGGTGGTCCTCACAAATTGATGGGCGAGTTAAAACTCTAGAAGAACAGAGTTTAAATATTGCCAAAGAAAATCGTAGGTACATTGAACAAGTAATTCAACCATCCTACGGAATCAGCAATGCTTGGAAAAATCAATACCACGATGAGTGGGTTCTAAAAGGAGGATGGAAATGATTACTCTCAATCTTGACGTAAGATCTGCTGCTGCAGTTAGGCAAGTTCTTTTTGATGAGCAGAAGATTTACACATATGACCCTAAATGTGTGCCGGTACGAATTGTTGAAATTCGTAATGTAATTAATGATCTTGATGAACAGATAAATGAAGAACTTAATTCGGAAGTATCTGAAACTAGTAAAGAAGATTCCTGAGCGCCACTATTGGCCACTCTTCATCTTCTTCTCACTATACTTTGTTGTTCCATATAGTGAGTTTGTAGTTACATTTTTAGCACTTGGATACTTCAAGTTTGAACAACAATACCGCAAAGTCTTCGGTAAAATTTTATCACCATTACCTTTTATAATTAAGTATGGTGCTTCTGTTATCTTCTTCCTAGTGATGCTAGATGACACACTTTTCTACGGTGCTATTATTCTTGCTGCACTGTGGTCTTCTAGAGAAGCAAAGAAACTCAAAGAGGAGTAATCCTCTCTTCGGGGTTATAGCTCAGTTGGTAGAGCGCCTGCTTTGCAAGCAGGATGTCAGCGGTTCGAGTCCGCTTAACTCCATAAATATCTAAAAAGGGAAATGGCCTCTTTAGGTACTAAACCAGCAGACTGGGACAAATATGTAAAAAATAATCCTCAGTCATCTTCCATTGAATACATTGTTGAGAACAACGTTGCTAATGCTCCAGTGTATAAAAATTCGTCACTGAATGAAGTTGTGATGTTTGTTAATACTGGTCAGAAACTTAAGATAACAACCAATAATTTTACTCAGATTGGTAGAAGTAAGTATGCTAATATAAGGATTGGATCTAAGACTGGTCTACTTAGAATAACGAATATAAGAAAACCAACTGGCAAAGGTGGTGCTGATGCTGAGCAAAGGACATTAGACTTCACTGTTACACAGTTGAGAAAACTGGAAGAAGTTGCTAATATAGGTAGAGGAAATCGTGGTGGTATCGATTTGCTAATTCCTGGAATTGGTATGAGACTTGGTATAACTTCTGTTGAGAAGGTGCCCAATAGAATACACGGTAGGGAAGCTAAGTCTGACTTTGTTCTAAAAAATTCATTGGGCAAAGGTGTAGTCTTTATATCACACAAAGATGGTAACGGTCCAAATGCTTTTGGTCAATATGGTGGTGTCTCTGGGGTAGCAGGAAATATTCAAGATGCTACACTGATCTATAATAATCCTGAAGTGCAGGCATATCTCACCAAACTTTATAAGTTATATGATGATGCTGTAAATGGTTCTAGGCAGATTAGAAATAACCCATTTAGTAAAGAAGGAAGATTGACTAAAGCTGTAAGTTCTGCTGTGCAGAGTTCTCAATTAATTAATCAGTCTGTTTACGGTCCTGACTTTGGAGGTGCTTTTGGTCCAGATAATGTTCATCTCATTGGACAAGGGCAGTTTATATTCAATCCACTAGTTACTGATGATGGTGACATATACTTCAGATTGTCTTTTACTGGTCACATGTCATTGAATGGTCAAGTGAGTAAAGATTTTGCTAATGATGCAAGTGGATATCGTGCTACACTTATTACAACATATAGGGCTGGAAGACCAACACAGACACCTCTTGGACCAGTTCCTCTTACAAGAACTGCTATCTATCCTAAAAGTTATAGGTTGAGTGCGACCAATATCGATAATCTATTATGAACTCATATATTTCTGAACTAATTAAAGATTATGATGGAACAAACTATGAACAGTTTGCTCGATATATCTACTTGACATTCCAAAAGGAAATAGATGCAACTAAAGGCACTGAGAAGAATAAATATATAAAAATAAGAAATGATATTTTAAAGTATATCGTTACCAATCGTGGAAAGATTACTTTAGAACTACGTAAAAACAAATAATGAAATCCTTTTTTAAATTCTTAAGCGAATCCGCAGCACAACAAGCAGCACGTCTTGGTCTTCAAGGTGACGGGCATGGTGGATGGTATGATCGTTCCACAGGAGAGTTTGTTGCTAAGACTGAAAAGGGTAGATTAAAGTTTTATAATAAGAGACAGAAAGTTGGGCAAGATGATCCCAATCAAACGGAATTAGAAAAGAACATTTCTGATCCTAATTTTACAGATCCTGCTCTACAACAACAGGAACCTCAAGCACAACAAACAGCAGCACCTGAACCTCAGCAACAGACAGTAAATATCAGTCCAGATTTGGAAGCAGGACCACCACCAGTTCCTAAGACAAGAGGAACTTTAACTATTGCTTTTGGTAGATTCAATCCACCACATGCTGGTCATCAACAGTTGATGGATACTGCTGCTGCCGCTGCTGAAGCAGAGGAAAGCGACTATATGATTGTTCCCTCGCGTTCAAATGATCCCAAGAAGAATCCTTTAGATGCTGATACTAAGGTAGCATTTATGAGAGGGATGTTCCCTCAGCATAGTTCAAGGATTCAAAATGACCAAAATACTAGAACTATCTTTGATGTTTTAAAGAAAGCACACAATGATGGATATACTAACGTTAGGATTGTTGGTGGAGCCGATAGAGTTAAAGAATTTGATAAACTAGCGAATAATTATAATGGTTCTCTTTATCAGTTCGACAATGTTGAGGTTGTTTCTGCTGGTGATCGCGATCCTGATGCTGATGGTGTCGAAGGAATGTCTGCGTCTAGATTAAGACTTGCTGCATCTGAAAATGACTTTAAAACTTTCATGTCTGCCATGCCTGAAGGTTTCCCCCGTAGAGAAGCAAAGCAACTTTTTGATACCACAAGAATATCAATGGGTATTAATGAAGAATGGGGTATCTGGGAAATGGCACCCAAGTTTGATCAAGATACTCTAAGAGAAAATTATGTTAGTAAGGCAATTTTCCGTATAGGTGAATTAGTTGAAAATTTAAACACTGGTTTAGTTGGTCGTATTGTCCGCAGAGGTGCTAATCATCTTATTTGTGTTACTGAAGATAAGATTATGTTTAAAGCATGGATTAGGGATGTCACTGAGGCAGTGGTAAATGGAACTACTATTTCTGGAGTTCCTGCAAGTCAAAGATTAGTTGGAACCGATGCTCATAGGAAGTACGTTGAGACCATGGTTCCTGGAATGTCTAGCGGAAGACAATTCATAAATAAATATAAGATAAGAAAATAGTATTCTAGAATTCTTCCGATGACTAAAAAGATATTTGAGGAACTCCCAGCGAGAAAGCACGCTCCTGCGAAAGCAGCTCCAGCCGCTGCTTCTCCCGGTGAAGGTAGTGTAAAAGGTGAAGGTTCTGAGAAGAAGATTCGTCAAGCAGTTTATGATATTCGTTATCGTGCTAGAAGAGAAGGTATTGATTTAAGAGCGGCATACTCCCAGTATATGTCTAATAGCAATCTTTCTGCTCCCGAACAAGCAGCAGTTAGAGCAAAACTATTTGGTAAAGATGGTGGTGGTGATAAGAAAGAGTCTTATGATGCTATGATGAATGATGGTGCTACCAGTGCTGTCGCAAAAGCAATGTTCAAAGTCTTCGTTGAGAAGACTATTGAAGAAGAGGTCATCCAGGAAGATGAAACTTCAGAGAAGAAGTATAAGGTAAGAGTCATTGATGAAAAATCTGGTAAATCGTATGTAAGATATGCCAATCGTGAAAAAATCACTGCGCTAAGAGCAAAGGGTTTGAAAGTTGAAATGACTGAGCACGGTGATCCTTATGAGGGAACCAAAAGAGAGGGTAAGGGTAAAATGGATCCTGTTGCCAAGAAACCTAGCGATAGAGATGGTGATGTAAACAATGATGGTAAGAAAGATGGTACTGATAAGTACATCTACAATCGTCGTGATGCTATCAATGCAGCAATTGCTAAGAAGAAAGCAGTGAAGGAGGAGTTCCTTGTTGATGGAACCACTTCAACTGAAGGTCAAAATAAAGGTAAGATAACAGGTAAAGATGTTGATAATTATAAAACTGGTGTTGTGAAAGTTATGCCAACATCTGAAAGTGCTTCTAAACTTCAAAGTTTAATTGCTGAGAAGAAAAAAGTTGCAGAAAGTAAGATCGGTAAAGAGTGTTCCTGCTGTGGAAACACAATTACTGAGAGTGGATGTGGTTGTGGTCCCGATTGTGGACATTGTGGTGGAAAGGGTAAAGTAGAAGAATCTGTAAAGGAAGAAAAGAAATCTGAAAAGAAAGAAATCACTCCTGGAGAAAGAAGAACTTACAGAGAACTTCTTAAGGCAAAGTTGAGAGCAATGGGTATGAAGAATCCATTGATTATGAATATGGAACCTGGTGAAGAAGAGACCATGAAAGCGATGACTTCTTCATCTGCTAAGATGGCGGCAACTTGTGAGCAAGTTGATGAAAAATCTTATGAAGCAAATGTTGCTAAGCAAGAAGCAGCAAAATTAGCAGCACAAAAGGCAAGAGAGGCGGACAAAAAACCAAGGGGAAAGGGTGCTCCAGTGAGACCTAAGAGTGGTGGCGGAACTCCTGATACTCAGAAAGCAGATAATGAAACTAGAAGACTTGGAAAGGATGCGATGCGCCGCGCTTTACAGAAAAATCCAAATCTGTTTAAGTAATATAAAAAAATAGTTAAGTCCGCTATATAATGTAAATATGTGATAAAACAATGCTTGCATTTCTACTCCCCCTTGCGTCAAAAGTTATCTCCGATGCGGTCGCGAAGATTCCGGAAAATGAGGAACTCGGTGAGAAGCTGGTTGAGATCTGTCTTGTTATCTTGGGTAAAGCGGTTAAGCTGACCAAGACCGATATGGACGATCAACTGCTGGAAGTTGTCAAGAAAGCTATGGTTGCTAGAGAAGAGGAGTGATTCTCCACTTTTTATAAATATCTTTATAAAGATTCACAGGTAAGGAAACATGTCTCTTTGGGGAAAAACTGACACCTCTGGTGACGAACCAAAGTTCACATCCCATCACGAAGGTATGGATACGTCCAACTTTACCGTGTTTGGTGTTGATGCAACTGAGCAAGGTGTTGCTAATGCAGCATCTGGTGATGCACGTAAGTATGCTCCTCAACACGCTGGTTGGGTTGGTATTACTACATACAATGACATGCACGGAAATCTCAGAGTGAAGACTGAGACTCTTGTAGCGATGGGTTCGCTGACTGGTGACCAGAACGACGACACAATTCTTCCAGACGTTTGATAATATGGTATGAGGTTTGATGAATTGAATGAGAGTAATTATCTGCTCTTTGCTATAAAATTTTATAATAATCCTCAAGCAGTTACTAGAGACGACTTTGAGTCCGATCTAAAACGTATTCGTTATATAAAAAGGCTGCTGAAGAGATATAAAAATACGGGTGAACTTAAGATTCACCTGATATTGAATCATTTAATAATTTTGTTTAATGTATTTGATGATGCCGCAGTTCCTCTTTTGTTTTACAATTTAGAGGAAGATCTTTGGCCATCTATAAAAAGTTTTCTTGTCTTTTTGAATAGAGTTCCTGATTATCCAAAAACTCATATATCTGGAATTCCAGTAGATCATATTTGTTTAGATGAATTAAAGAATCTATAATGGATATCGATAAAATAATTGAAATCATCCGCAATCAAAAGTTGAATGAAATGATGGGTGCTGGTGCCGTCAGTGGTCCAACCAATAATGTTGGTGATGGTAAGATTGCAGGAACAGTTGAGGCAGGAGATGATCCTCCTGTAAGGAAGAAAAAGAAACCTTGGAACAAAGGTAAAAAATATTTAAAGGGACCTGGTAGAAAGACCTGGATGTAAAATGTTTTCCGACTCAAAAGTTGCTCAGTTACAGACTAAGTTAGATATTTACGAGGATCTCTCCAGAGAGATGTTGGCGAAGTTAGAGAGTGCTGTTGATAAAATATCTGAAGGAAATGCAAGAATTGCTCAAATCCTAGCGAAGCATGATGAAAGGATTGAGCAAAGTATTAAAAGTGACGAACTCATCATCAAGATGATTGATGAGATTAAGTCTAATGAGGAAAAGAACCATAAAATTATTCACGGTAGAATTGATAAGATACAAGAAGAGATAAAAGGATTTTCCAAGTTTAGATGGCAAGTTGGTGGTGTTTTTGTTGTAGCAGCACTTGTCATTGGCGCAGGTAGCAGACTGGCACCCGTTTTCTTGACTCCCGAACCACAGCAGGTTATAATAGAGAGACAAAAGTGACCTGTTGTAATGGATCTAATTGATTCCAAGTATGTTGGATTAATTTCGTCACGCCTTCAAAAATTCAAGAAGGTCAAACCTGACCTATACAACTTCCGTTGCCCCATCTGTGGAGACTCACAGAAGAACAAGAATAAGTGTCGTGGGTATATGTATGTTGTGAAGAACAATACTAACTTCAAGTGCCATAACTGTGGTGCTAGTTTGTCATTGAATAATTTTATCAAGAAACTTGATACCACTCTTCATAAGCAGTATACTCTTGAGAAATTTAAGGAGGGGCATACAGGAAGAAATTTTGTCAGCGAAGAACCTGTCTTTGAATTTAAGAAACCAGTATTCAAGAAAAAGTTAGATCTTCCAAAGGCATCTGAGAATGATGACGCTAGAAAATATTTGGAAGATAGAAAACTTAATCCTGAAAAGTTTTATTATACTAACAAATTCAAAGAGTGGACGAATACCAAAAAACAAACGTTTGACTCCACATATAGGGATGAACAGCGTATTATTATACCAATGTATGATAGGGGTAAGAATCTTATTGGTTTTCAGGGTAGAAGTCTAACTCCCAACTCTGTTAAATATATCACCGTGATGTTAGAGGATGAAGCACCGAAAATTTATGGACTTGAAACAATCAATGAAAAACTACCAATCTATGTGGTCGAAGGACCCTTTGACAGCACTTTCATCAACAATAGCGTGGCTTTGTGTGGTAGTGATGGTGACTTGGGTTATCTTGAGGGAAGCGACATTATTCTTGTTTACGATAACGAGCCCCGTAATCGTGAAATTGTTGGAAGAATTGAGCGATGTATCGACAGAAATCAAAAAGTCGTCATCTGGCCAAACGGTATCATAGAAAAAGATATCAATGACATGATTATTGCTGGACATGATGTAATGTCTATGATAAAATCAAATACATATTCTGGTTTAGAAGCAAAAGTTAAATTCAACATTTGGAAAAAGATATGAGCAATGGGACCAAGGTAGTTAAGAGAAATGGAAATACAGAACCTCTTGACTTGAATAAGCTTCACGTTATGGTAGAGGAAGCATGTAAAGATCTGGCAGGCGTTTCAGCATCACAAGTTGAAATGCAATCAGGAATTCAGTTTTATGATGGCATCACTACAGCAGAGATTCAAGAAATCTTGATTCGCTCTGCTAGTGATTTGATTGATTTGGATCATCCAAACTATCAATTCGTTGCTGCTAGACTGCTTCTGTTTGCTCTCAGGAAGCAGATTAATGGTCGTATTCACGATACTCTCACTGTTTACGAGCACACTAAAAATTGTGTAGAGAAAGGAGTCTATGATTCTGAGATTCTCAATCTTTACACAAAGGAAGAATTTGATAAACTTGAATCGTTTATCGATCATCATCGCGATTACTTGTTCACCTATGCTGGTTTGCGCCAGGTAGTTGATAAGTATCTGGTTCAGGATCGCAGCACTGGTGCTCAATATGAGACACCTCAGTTCATGTACCTGTTGATTGCTGCTACTATCTTTTCAAAGTATCCAAAAGAAACACGTCTCGATTACGTAAAGAAGTACTATGACGCAATCTCCAGGCACAAAA